CCGCCTCAGTAGGTTTTTTAGTGGTTTTCGGGCTCATAGGTTCGGCTTGGTTGCCTGCGCCCCGGCGTTCGTCGGAGGAAAAACATCGAGGTCGTAAGTGAGGTTTCCCATGTCGTCCACCTTGAGCGTTTCATCTTGGCGTGAGTCGTGAGGGAATAACCACTCCCCGCACTCAGGGCAGTTCTCGCCGCTGTGGCTTCGATGGTCGCGGGTTGGCCATTCGAATTTATGTCCGCACTCATCGCAGAGGAACGAACGCCACCCGCGACGAACAAGTCGCATCATCGAACCGCCTACAACGTCGCTAGTTGATTTCGGAGTCTCATTCATGGCGGTCGATGTGCTTTACGTTCAGCGAAGTGAAAACCCACGGGCATGTTGCCGTGTCGCATTTGAGCTTTCTCAGCATTTCGATTTCTGCGATCAGGGCTTTTGCGGGTTCCAAAAGCTCTAGGTATTCTGCGTGCCACTCCCTAGCGGCAGGCCATCCATCCAGCATCAGATCGCCGTTTGATAATAGGCCGTCGGCCTTGTCCAGCAACGTCAAAAGACGCTGAACAATGGGCGGCAGAGGCAACCCCGCCTCAGTAGGTTTTTTAGTGGTTTTCGGGCTCATAGGTTCGGCTTGGTTGCCTGCGCCCCGGCGTTCGACTCAAAGGATTGCAGCAGCATCGTGCAATAGATGATAAGCCCGCGGCGTAGGTGGCATTTTTGGTAGTGCTCGCAGAAGTCGATCAGTGGATCAAGCCTGCCACGGTCGGGTTGCATGGCTGTTTGCAGCTTCCAGAGGTAATCGGTGAGAGTGCCGTTGGCGTGATCCGTTCCATTCAGATCGGTCATGGTCGGGTTGCGGCGGAATTGCCGCATGGCCTCGCGCAGTTCCTGGTTGATCGACTTCCAATGCCGCCAGTTTTGCACGGCATCGCGCAGTGCCTCGCCGTCCCACCGCTTGCGGCACTCTTGGCGATAGGTCTCCCGGTCAGTCAGAGTCGAACAAGCCGGCGCATCCGACCCGCTGGGCTTGGTTGTTTCGGCGTTCTTTTTTGCACTCATTGGTTGGTTTCGTTGGGGGTTGATTGTCGCGGGCGGATGGCCTCAGCGTTCAGTGCTTTGGAAATGCGGCAGCGCAGTTCTGCGTATTGTTCCGAAACCACATCGGAGGCGAAGTCACCGCACGACACTCCTAGTTTCCGCGCAACTTCAACGCTCCATCGGTTCCATTCATCGCGCTCCCTCATGGCTTGAGTCCCGGCATCGTGTATGGGTTTGAGGGCCACGATGGTTGCGGGGTCCAGCGGCACTGAACAAGTCGATAGAGAGGAACGGCTCATGGTTGCTTGGTTGAAGTGGTGGGTCCGGATTCGCCGTCCCTCATCTTGGCGTTCGACAAAGCATCAGAAGCCACTTTTACAATCGCTTCTTTTGTCATCGTCATTCCATTGTCGCGGATGTGTTCCAGAGCAGATTCCAGCCGCTCGATTTTGTCACTGGACGCACGGAAAGACTCCGCGACCAGCCGCGATAGTTTCCCGGTGTAATTTTTGGGTTCAATTTTTGCGCTCATAAAATGATGTCGAACAGTGCGTGCAGCTAATGCCGCTCCGCGTCATAGCTGACGCTGATGTTAGCGGTAAGAACTTGGCGGTGGCTCGCTTCTTCCATGCGTTGACCAAGTCGCCCGCACTTCGGGCACATGAACCACCCATCGGCATCCACCATGGGTTCCTTGTAGAGCGTGCATGGCGGGCATTCGTCGTTGCAGGTTATCACCCTGTCGCCGTCAGCATCCTTCATTCCTCCGTAAGCATCCGGCGTGAACGGGGCAACCGCTAACAAGGCGGTGGACTCAACGCTGCCCGCGTTGGCGTCCACCTTGGATTTGATGCGTTTCTTCGCGGTCATCGTGAGTCACCTTTCACGTTCTCGGAATTTATTTCCCAGGGCAATGGCGCGTCTTTGGCAAACACTCCCAACGCTAGGTCGCGCCAGTGTTGCGCTTGTGCTCGGGCCTCGTTTCTCTCCAGCTCCATTTGCCGAGGCAATCCAATCTCCAGCCACATGGCTACATCGTCGGGCGAGTTGGTTTCCGGGGTATCACAAAACCGAGAACCAACCGAGGTACTTCGACCCCCGATAGTTGCGTGGTTTTCATCGTTGGTTTCCGTGGCGGGTGTTGGGGTCGGCTTCATGATTCTTTGGGGGTCGAGTGCTCTTTGGTGTTGGCGGAATGAAAATTAAAAGCGACTTCGCCAAGCCACTGCATAAAACTTTGTCTTGGTTTTATCATGTCGGATCGGGTCAGCTTATCCACAATGGCCTCGATTTCTTTGATCTTGTCCACTATCCCGCTGCCCTTGTTCATGCTTCCCGCAAGATTTATGAGTCGCAGCAAATCATTGTATTCCTCGCCGCGCTCAAAATCAAAATCGCGAACAAGCCGCGCCATGCAACCCTGCGGATCTTGGGGTGTGGCGGTGTAGGATTCCGTGGCAATCATGGCGCGGGGTCGGCGGGGGTTTGCGGTTTGGCGGTGAAGGCGTCGGCGAGGATGTCGCCAAGGCGGGCGAGGGCATACATTTGCCCGGTGGCGTGGGCGCGGTCCACAGGGGACGGGTCGCAAGCCACGGCGCTGGCGTCGTCGTATTCGGCGGCGAGCAGGTAGAGGATGGCCCCGATTTGCGGTGAACCTTCGAGGTGCCCTTGCAGGATGCGGGCGGCTTCGTCGCGGTTCAGTTCGGGGTCGATGGATTGGCGGAGGATGGGGCGGAGCATGGCGGGAAGAGACAGAAGATTTTGAGACAGAAGACAGAAGACTCAGGGCTTGAAGGGTCGTGGTTTGGATTTATCAATGGCGGCGGCGCGGACTTGGTGATTTATGATTTCGATAGCGCAACTCATGGTGGCCTCCATGGCTTCATTGGTAAGAGCCACGCGTGTAACTTTTGGCTTGCCGTTCAGCACTCATGGCTGTTCCCCCTTCCCGAGCAGAATGTTGTAAGAGGCTTCGGTGTCGCGTCGGCCTTCAAGGTAAGCCTGACGGATGCGGCGGGATGCGGCGATGGCGGTAAACCAGGAGCCAAAGACGGCTCCGATGCCGAGCAGGGCGAGACCTGCGGCGGTAAAGACAAGGGTTGGGTCGAGCATGTTTGTGGTTTCCTTTCGGGTTGTCAGTGGGGATTTGGCTCCGGCGGTGCGCCGTTTGTCCGGGCCGCCGGAGCCGGTTTTCCCTCCCGACATTGCCATTTTGGCAAATCGTGTGGATATGTCAACCATTTAATACGAGCCGCCGCCGGAAATTTTCATTTGGCCGGGGGCAATGTATTCGATGCCCCCCAGCAGGAGGTAGCGGAGAACGTCGATGGGGTCTTTGCTGGCACCGTGTTTTCCGTCCAGCCCGGTCCATTCCTGGAGGGCGAAGATGAGGTTCTTGCAGTTGTCGGCGATGATGAGGCGGGGCCGGTTGGTGGCGTCGATGGGTTTGCTGTCGTCGAAATAGAGGGCGTCGTTGATCATGTCGATGCCTTCGGAAAGGTTTTCTCCCGGTGCCGGGAGGTAGTATATCCCGACTTCTTCCATCTGCTCGATAAGGGTGGTGGCGGTGTCCCTGCTCAGGGTCGGGGTGTTGCCAAACCGGCTGTCCATCCATGAGCATTCGATGTCGATTGCATTTCCTTTGCCAAGTTCCTTGTTCACTCGCTGGATTTCGTCGGCGTAGCGGCGGAGGGAAAAGCCGAAGGGCTTTTGCGCGGGGCCGCGTTTGCCATCGGCGAGCTTGCCATCGGGCTCGGCCCATGGTCCGGGCCAGCCGATGCCCTCGAGGTAATCGTCGGCCTGCGGCCATTCGCGGACGATGGCGACTTGTCCGTTGGGCAATGCCTTGGCCCAGAGCATGAAGAAATTCCTGCCGCTGCACGGGTCGTTGCCGTGATACCATGTGCCATCCTTCGGGATGGTGGCCGCTGGCACGACGTGGATGGTTTCCTTGAACCTGGGGAACTGGTTGGCTATGGCTTTGGTTGGCACGCCGTAGGCGCGGCAAAGGATGTCGGCCTTGCTGGCACCCTGGAGGGTGGCTTTCAGGGTTTCCCATCCGGCGAACGGGTTGTCGGCGGTGTGGAAGTAAAATATTTTCCGGCCCGGCTTGGCGCATTCCTGGATGACCGGCACGGTCTCGAATCCCATGGCCGGGTTCTTCGGATCGCGGGGCAGGAGTTCAGCGGGTGCGGTCTCGATGGTGCGGGCTCCCTGGAGGAAGTCTTTCACGGTCGGGCTATAGCCTTCGATGGGGGTGAAGGTGACGAGCATTTTTCCGGCGCGGGTGACGATGCGGTAGAGGGCGGTTTCCACCCAGTCGAGCGGCACGAGTTCGTCAAACCAGATGATGTCTACTTCACCGCCTTCGATGGTGTCGATGTCCTGGGCGTAGTTGCGGAACCAGCATTGCGATTCGTTGGGGAGAATGAAGGTGGATTCGCTGAATCCGGTTTTCCTGCGGTAGCTGATGTCGGTTACTTTGCCTTTCTTGGCGTCTTTCCATTCTTTCGGGATGTATTTGTAGATGTAGGGTTGCTGCATCTCGATGGAGTTGGGGCCGGTCGTCTGGAAGCACCACGCGCGTTTTCCTGGCGAAGCGCATAGCGTTTCCATGACCTTGCGGGCGGCATACTCGGATTTGCTGCTTCGGTTTCCCCCCATGATGAGGGCGATGTTGGTGCCGGTGGCGAGGGCTTCATCCACGCGCCGCCACATGGGGTTGCGGTGGCCGTGGCGGAACGGGTCTTCGGCCATGGCCTGAATGTGCCAATGGCGTTGCCAAAGGAATTTCCGCGCGACATCCTCGCCCCAGGCGTCGAGGATTTCCACGTCGGGCAATTCCTCCACCGGGTGCGGGACAATGGGCGGGTAGCCCGCCGGGTATTCGTCGCGGCGTGCGATGATGTCGAGGATGGCGGCGGGGGCGCTCATTCGGCGAGGATTGCCGGGTGCTCGCGGGCGCGGCGGGCGTGCTCGCGTTCTTTCTCGTGGGCGCGGATGGTTTCCTGCATGGTCTTTTTCATGCCTTCGATTTGGCATTCCCGTTGGAGGTCGCCCCGGCGGATGAATTCCACAAAGGCGTCGCGCGCGCCGCGGGCGGTTTTGGCGTCGCGGGTCGGGAGTAGCCAGCCTTCCTGCCAGGTGTCGCACCGGTCGCGGAGGCTGAACTGGAGGAAGTAGCGTCCGCAGGCGCGGATGGTGAGAAGCATGTCGCCATAATCGCCGGTGAGGGTTTTCTGGCGTTCGAGTTTTTCCCAGATGGTTTTGGTGAGGTTGAGCATAAGGTCAGTTTCGTTTGATGTTGTTCACGAGCCAGGCCAGCGCGTTGCGGGCGGTGCCGTAGGTGGCATTCTCGCGGAGAAGACGGCCTTTGAAGTCGAACCAGAGTTCGCGGGCGATGTCCACGGCGCAGTTGCGGCGGACGCGGCGGGAGATTTTCCGGACTCCGGCGTCGGTGCGCAGCCAGATGGTGACGGTGAGGATGCGGTTGCGGACGATGAGATACGGGTCGGCAGGGTGGTAACGCGGCGCGGGCGGCGTGAGCGGGTATTCCTTGTGCCAGTGCATGGCGAGGATGCGGTTGCTGGTGTTCATAAGTGTAAATTGTATGTGTATTGTTTCCGCGCCATTTTTAGCCGTAGAGCTTCGTTCCTTCCGGGTCGCGGAAGCGTGTGAAGTGGCTTTCAAAGACCAGCTTGCATTCGCCGACCGGGCCGTTCCGGTGCTTGGCGATGTCGAGGTAGGCGATGTTGTCGGGCTCTGCGTCTTCGTCGTCACCGGCCCAGCCGTTGAGGTCGTCGCCTTTCTTGCCCTTGCCCTTGGCGGCTTCTTTCTCCCGGTAGTAGCCGGGGCGGCGAAGCAGGGCGATGACATCGGCGTCTTGTTCGATGTCGCCGGATTCGCGGAGGTCGGACAACATGGGGCGGTGGTCGCGGCGTTCGTCGGCCTGGCGGCCGAGTTGCGCGGCGGTGAGCACGGCGATGTCGAGTTCCATGGCAAGTTGTTTCAAGCCTTTGCAGACTTCGCCAATTTCGAGGTAGCGGCTTTGCTCGGCGCGCTTGCTGGTGCCCTTGATGAGTTGCAGGTAATCCACGAACACGGCCTTCACCCCGTGGCGCTGGTGGTGGACACGGGCACGGGCGCGGATGTCGGCGATGGATAAGCCGGGGGTGTCGTCCACATACATGGGGGCGGATGCCAAAGAATTGGCTCTTGCGCGGATGCGGCTGAGGTCGGCGGCTGCAAATTGGCCGGAGCGGCTTTTCTGCAAGTCCACCGAGGCTCCGCCGACAATCATTCGGGTGCCGATGTCGAGGTCGGGCATTTCGAGGGTGAAGAGGAGCACTGAGTGACCGGCCAGCGCCATGTTTTCGGCCATGTTGACCAGGAGAGTGCTTTTCCCCATGCTTGGTCTGGCTCCAATGACGTAGAAGTATTTCGGGCGGACGCCCATCAGTTGCCGGTCGAGGTCGGCAAACCCGGTTGCAATTCCGCGGGTGACTCTTCCCCGGCTTTTGTATGCCTGTTCCAAGTCTCGGATGACATCGAAAGAGATTTCCCGCATGGGCCGGGCGCTGCGGCTGCCGTGACCGATGATGTCGATGAGTCCGCCCTGGGTTTCCTGCATGACGGCGTGAGGGTCGGTGCCAAGGTCGCGGGCGCGGGCCTCCAGTTGCGCGGCGACGCGGAGGAGTTGGCGGCGCTGCCGCATGGCGACGAGCCGTTCGCAATGGTGCGGGGTGATGGTGTGCGCCGGGGCGGCTGAGTCCAAGAGTTCCGACAATTCCATGGCACCTCCGACTTTTTCAAGGTCTCCGGCGGCGTGGATTTCGGCCGTGATGGTTGCCAGAGTGATGGGCTTTCCGGTTTCGTAGAGCCGGACCATGTGGAACCAGGCGGCACGGCAGGCCGGGTGCATGAAACTTTCCATGTCGAGGCTTTTCAGCGCCTCGGGAAGCACGTTGTCGGGCTCCAGGATGGCAATGCCGACGAGTTCCTTTTCGATTTCGATAGCCGATGGAGGCGGGGCGAGGTCGTTCATGAGGTGGTTTCCTTTTGGTCGTAAGCCTTGATGCTTGCGGTCATGTCGAGCTGGGCTTCCATGACAAGTTCAGTCCACTTGAAATCTTCCGGATATTCTCCGTATTCCTCCAAGATGGCCGGATGCTTGCGCCAGTTGCCATCCGGCTCGGGGAGTTGGGCGTAAATGTTGCGGGGCGGCGCGGGTTTGGGCGGCTGACCGCCGGGGCCGGTGGAGTTGGCCGGACTGGTGCGGGTCCATTCTGCCGGGTCGTCGTCGTAGCTGCCACGGTTGAACCATGTGGCCGGGTGCGGGACGAATTGGCGGTCTGAGGGCGGCCAGGTGGCGACTGCGGCGGCGTAGGCGGTGGTCTTGGCCAGCAGATCCCCGGCGGAGATCCGGCCAAGTGCCCGGTGGATGGCTTTCAACGCGGAGTCTTTTCCGACCTTCCGGGGGTAGGCGGCGTAGATGGCGGCAATGTCTGATGCAATGCTCCCC